GCATTGAGCAGTTTGGTGAGAACGTCAAGGACCTCATGCGTAAAGAGTTCACTGAGGTCAGAGATGACTCACGTAAACTACGTATGTCCAACATAGGACGTGAGGAGCGTTACCTGTGGAATGTGTACAACGACGTGGACAAAGGGGAAGACTTGACTCCTAATACCTACGTCAAGTTCCTCTACGGACACCTCATTGAAGAGATGCTACTGTTCCTCACAAGGGCCGCTGGCCACTCTGTGACAGACGAGCAGAAGCTGTGTGAGGTCAATGGCGTCAAAGGTTCTATGGACTGCAGGATTGACGGAGTTGTGACTGACGTTAAGTCTACTTCCACTTTCGGCTTCAAGAAGTTCAAGGAAGGAACACTGGCCTACGATGACCCTTTTGGGTACATAGGTCAGATCAAAGGCTACGCTCATTCAGAAGGTGAGACCACGTTTGGCTGGCTGGCAATGGACAAACAAAATGGACATCTGACTTATCTGTTGTATGACTCTGAGGACACACAAGCACCTGTGTACGACCTAATCTCTTATGACATTGGGGAAAGAATCAACCAGATAAAAAAGATGGTAGAGCAGGAGGAGCCGCCAGAGGTGTGCTACGAAACTATCGCAGATGGAAAGAGTGGCAACCAGAAACTCGCCGTCGGATGCTCCTACTGCTCGTACAAAAAGGAATGTTGGCCCTCCTTAAGAGGGTTCCTATACTCAACAGGTCCACGTTATTTAACAGAGGTGTTCAATGAGCCGAAAGTCCAAGAAATCGAAGTTTCGTAGTGTATTCGAGGAGCACACAGCGGAAGTACTGGAGGGGTTCGACTATGAGCCCTACACAGTGCCCTACACAATACACAGGAACTACAGGCCGGACTTTGTACACGCCCCCAGTGACACGCTGGTTGAGTGTAAAGGGTTCTTCAGGGAAGGTGACACTAAGAAATACACTAGCATCAGAGACAGTCTTGAGGACTACCAGAGACTCGTGTTTGTTCTTATGAACCCAAATAAAAAAGTAAGGAAAGGAGCTAAGATAACTATGTCTCAATGGTGCGAAAAACAAGGTCTTTCATGGTACACATTAGATACGCTACAGGAGTTGATGGATGATGTCTCTAACAATGGAAGAAATTAAGGAACGTCTGCTACGTGACTACGACCCTGAAGACTTTGTGGAAGCACTAGAGATAACTTCTGAAGAACTTCTGGACAGGTTTGAGGACAAGCTGATAAACAAGATAGAGGAGTTCGCAGAGGAGCTAGAGGATGAAGAGGAGGACGAAGATGAGTATTGACGCAGCGACTAAGGAGGACTGGGACGCTTTAGTCTACAAACCGCCTCACTACAATCAAGGTGGTGTCGAGGCCATAGACTACATTAAGCAGCAGCTGGGAGAAGGGATAATTGAGTACTGCGAAGGCAACGTAATAAAGTATTTACACAGGTGGCGTTACAAGAATGGTCTACAGGACCTGAAGAAAGCACAGTGGTACTTAAACAAAATGGTCGTGGAACAGGAGTTGTTAGAATGAAAGTAATTAAAGGAAGTTTTGACCAGAAACCAAAGACAGACGAACTCACTGTTCCTATGGTGTTTGACGCTATAGTCGCTAAGGAAGACTTGGAAAACTACGACGAGGCTTTTTGCATTATCAAGTCAGAAGACTTCATCGTTGTTTCTACAAACATGGACACAGTAGGGCTTTATTTCCTTCTGGACCAACTTAAGATGTCACTAATAACTGCAGGGGAATACGAACTATAATGGACGCATATCAAGAATACATACACAAGAGTCGCTATGCCCGGTACTTGCCTGAAGAACAGCGCAGGGAGACATGGGAAGAAACTGTAAACCGCTACTTGGACTTCTGGGTCAGTAAGGAGAAGTTGTCCAAGAAGGAAGCTAAGGACCTCTTTGGGCCTATCCACGGTCTTGACGTAATGCCCAGCATGAGGGCACTGATGACTGCTGGTGAGGCTCTGGACAGAGACAATGTAGCTGGGTTCAACTGCTCCTATCTACCCATAGACCATCCTAAAGCCTTTGACGAGATGATGTACATACTCATGTGTGGCACAGGAGTTGGCTTCAGTGTCGAACGTCAGTACATTACTAAGTTGCCTGAAGTAGCGGAGGAGCTACATGATACAGATACCGTTATACACGTCGCTGATAGCAAAGTTGGATGGGCTAAAGGATATAGAGAACTTATCGCAATGTTGTTTACTGGTCAGGTTCCAAAGTGGGACGTCTCTGGAGTTAGACCTGCGGGGTCAGCCCTTAAGACTTTCGGAGGTCGAGCGTCTGGTCCAGAACCTCTTGTTGACCTGTTTCAATTCACCGTGGAAGTCTTTCGGGCCTCTGCTGGTCGAAGACTTAGCTCCATTGAGTGCCACGATCTATGCTGTAAGATTGCACAAATCGTCGTCGTCGGCGGTGTGCGAAGGTCTGCTCTCATCAGTCTCAGTAACCTCACTGACGATAGACTACGACGGTGCAAGTCAGGACAGTGGTGGGTAGATAATCCTCAGCGTGGCTTGGCTAACAACTCTGCCTGTTACACAGAGAAACCTGACTTTGAAGCTTTCTTGAACGAGTGGAAGTCTCTGTATGAATCACGGTCAGGCGAGAGAGGTGTCTTTAGCCGTGTCGCAAGTCAGCGTCAGGCAGAGAAGAATGGACGTAGGGACGCCAGCTTTGACTTTGGTACAAACCCATGCTCAGAGATTATACTCAGGCCGTACCAGTTCTGTAACTTGTCTGAGGTGGTCGTGAGGGCTAATGATACACTGGAAAGCCTACGACTCAAGGTTAGGTCTGCGGCTGTCCTAGGGACGCTACAGGCTACTCTGACTGACTTCAGGTACTTACGTAAGATCTGGAAGGACAACACGCAAGAAGAGGCGTTGCTAGGGGTGTCACTCACTGGCATCATGGACCATCCAGTTATGTCAGGGAGAAAGAGTCGTGAAGAACTACGGCATTGGCTCACGCAGCTTAAAGAGGAAGCTATTAAAACTAACCGTACTTGGGCTAAACGTCTTGGCATCAATGTTAGCACTGCCATTACTGCTGTTAAGCCTTCCGGTACTGTATCTCAGCTGGTGGATAGCGCGTCAGGCATCCATCCTAGATATGCAGAGCAATACATACGACGAGTAAGGGCAGACGCACGAGACCCCTTGTGTGCTGTCTTAGAGGCTGCAGGAGTCCCTGTGGAGGAAGATGTGACTTCTCCTACTACTAAGGTCTTCTCGTTCCCCATAAAGTCTCCTAAACAGGCTGTAGTAGCGACTGACATGGGAGCTATGGAGCAGTTGTGTCTGTGGGAGATGTATCAGGACTACTGGTGTGAACACAAGCCTTCCATGACTTGCTACTACAGGGACGATGAGTTCCTACAGGTGGGACAGTGGTTGTACAACAATTTTGACAAGGTGAGTGGCATTAGTTTTCTACCTTACTCAGAACACACGTACCAGCAAGCACCCTATGAGCCTGTGGACTCAGAGACGTACCAGAGTCTAGTCAAGGAGTTTCCTAAGACTATACAATGGGACATCGTGGAGGAGTCGGACATGACCGAAGGGTCACAACAGTTGGCCTGTGTTGGAAACAGTTGCGAGATATAGAGTGGAACTGGGGGTCTATTGGCCCCCTTCTTCTCCCTGAGTCTGTCCCATTACAGCAGCAGAAGCAGCAGTAGTTAGCATACCACGTTGTCTCTGTTGTTCCGCTTTTAGGACTGCATCGCTAGGCTTGAAGTCCACAACCTCGTCTACTACTTCTGCGTAACCCCTCCCGTCGCTTTTGCCTGTAGGGTGTTGGTACTTAGAACGACCTTTAAGGTCTCTAATCATGGGAGGAGTAACAGCAATTAGTCTATTGGGTATCAGGTGTTTCATCGCGTTAAGAGTAGGTACGCGAGTTTTCTCCTGTATTTTACCAGCTATGCCCTCAAACAAATTATGTTCATCTGACATAACTCCTATTAGTTTACCGTCTCTAGTTACCTTGACTAAGTAATTTATCCCACCTTCTGTTATGGCAGATCCGGGGCGAGACCCTGTTATCCACACTCCTCCGTCTGCTGCTTGTCCTGCAACAGAATACCTGAATCTTTCTTTTTTTAAACCCTGTGATACTGCTGCTTCCGCGTTTAATAGAGAGAACAGTTCATCAGCAGAAACATTGTCTCTGTTTTTGAAAATCTTTTCTACCTTAGTAACAAAAGGAGCTTTGTGCAGCACATCCATGTGGTGTCTTCCGGTATAAGATCTACCGTCTCCGGGGTTTTTAATGGCCAGTATGGGGGTTTCTGCGTCCTTAAAAGAAACTTCCGGGCCTCCTCCTATCCTTTGCGAAGGCTCTGTCCACACTGTGCTGAAGTGGTCTTCAATAAAGTCTAGATCTTCGTTAGACATTTTAATTGGCATTTTCTTTGGTTGACCTGCGGAGTCTTTCGGATACGGCTTCAGTTTATTGTTTCTAACTGAATCTGCGTAAGCTCCGGGGTAATAATCAACTGTCTCTGCAACGTCTGACCGTCTCATTATCTCGCCCAGAAGATCAGAGTCTCCTACTCTACCGGACTGAGCGTGTATTCTGCCTAAGTACTGACCTTGAGCTATCGCTCTTGGAGTACCTTTTTCTATGTCTTTAACGCCCTTCAATGTTTTAAAAGGAGGTAAGTTATAAATAAAAGTCTCAAGCTTACTTTTTGATCCTTCCCTAGCTCTTTTCATTATTTGTTGAGAAGAAGTAGTTACCCCCTGTTCTCTGTACTTTGCCCTAGAAGCGGGAGAAGCCATGTCTCTCACAGTTCCCGCTATCTGGTTAGGAACCCAAGCCGCAACTGAGGCTACTTTCTTAGGACCATAGTAGCCCGGAATCACATTATTGGCAGAACCAAGTAGCATCCCTCTACCGGAGTCTTCTCCAGTGAGTTCGTCTACACGTCTTCCTGCTTTTATTGCTGTTGTAATGCCTTTTACAAAAGGAACAGCCTCTAATGCAGATAAGCCAGCAGACACGTCCCTTGCTTGCTCAGGGTACTGAGTAGCTGCTTTTCTTCCTAACTGTAGATGGTCTTGAAACACGCCCGGAGGAGAGTTCATAATCGCCTGACTAACTGCCTCTTCAACTCCGTCAGGAACTAAATAATCAGTAGCTGTTCCTACTACATTTCCTAAAGTGGCGTCTACTGTGTTTCCTGCGGTCCTTAAGCCGTACTGTAGAGGATTGATTTCTCCTCTAGCGTACATCTGGCTTTCTTGGTCTTGTCTGTCAACAGCAGTCCTGAAGTTTCTCTTTATGTCTTCCAGCATACCCATATTATTCTAATCCTTGTTTTGCTACTTCAGACAAGTACCGCATCATTTCGTTCTTTTCTTCGTCTGCCATTGAGTAAAAAACGTCAGCAACTAGAAGCTGTGCAGCTACCGAAGTTGCTTCTACTCCTTGAGATTTTTTACCAGTTAAGGCTATTAGCCGGTTTATGTAAGCTGGATTAGTAGCAATTTTAGCAAAAACTTGCGGTATAAACAAGGCAGCAGCACCGGCAGCGAGTACAGGAGCAGGAGAAACAAAGCCAGCAGCAGCGGCGCCACCAGCAGTAGCCGCAGACGC